CTGGATCCTGTTGGTTTAGAGTTGTGAGGGAGTTTTCGATGTACCATTTACCAGTTGGTCCTTGGAACCCATGATTAAACATTCTAACCCATGGAAGTTCCTCGCCTTTAGGGGCAGGCAAAAAACGAAGAACGGCATAACCGTTACCAGCGGAATCTACTGAGAGTTTCCACTCGTTACCATCGTCTTTTTTGTAGTTGGTTTGAGGGGCATCTATTTTTTCGACTTCTTTCATTAGGTTGTCGAAAGAACCTCTTGCTTTACGCAAGTCAGACAGTGTATTAAACGACATATTTTTTCTCCTGTATAGCGTTATATTTACGTTGTATATTTTGTCCTTTATCAGCGGACGAGTTATTTATAAAGATTCTCACCTATATATCTCATTTCGTCTGTTAATTTGACAAATGGTCGATATTTTCTTATGAGCAAATGTATGCTTTCTAAGAAGATATCTGGTGTATTATCGCTCATTTTAAACAATTTGTCAAGCAAAACTAACGTCTCAATTGAAATTTTTTTTCCAAGATATAGACGATAGACCAATGCATGTTGTCCTTGATCAGCGACAAACGGATTAGAGATAGATTCTTTTTCCATCTCTAATTTTATCAGTTCGATATCTTGTTCAAACTGATAAACTCTTCTTGCCTTGCGAGCCTTCCATTCCTTATAAACTTCAGAGGCACGAGTATCAAACATCCCACCCCATTTATCTCCAGAAACAAAGTTTGCTACGAGCAAGTCAATAATCTCTTTCTTTTTATAATCACGTGCAAGTTTACGCATTGATATAATATCTTTCCTTTTCAGGAATGCTTTCTCACTCGCCTTTACACCACCACGTGTTTTTGTAATATCGTATTTTTCGGTTGTAAAGTGGAGTTTGAGAGCAAGATATAACTTGTAAACTTCAAACGGATCCATTACAAAGGCAACTTCCCAGACTTCTCTCCTTTGAGAAGATTAAGGTCGGCTGCTTCGACTGCAATCTTTTCTTTTAGATTTGCAGTAAGCAATTTCTTAACAGATTCTATTTCCATATTATTCTTTTCACAGAATGCAACAATGGTATCAATATAACCTGACTTAGTTCTCACAGCTTCTTTTTCTATGTGTTGTGAGAAATCAGAAGAACTTTTAAATTGTTTGGTGATAAGATATTCATCAGTAACTTCTGATGGATCTGTGTTCATATCATTATCAACTACTACTTTCGGCATCGTATCTCCGTTTCCATTCTCTAATATATTCAATGGCATCTTGACTCCTTTTTATATAGGGTGTATCACATCGCGTATGTTCAGCTTCTCCTTTCCTATCAAATTCGTATACAATAGGGTGCTCAAATGCTTCCGCTATCTGTTGAATCGAATAAGGATGGTTAGATCCGAAATGCGCTTCCTTTATTTTCTTTTCCGCACTAACGAGATTTGCAACTCCCATGGCAACGTCTTCAACCCATGTAAAATCTCTAGTTTTATTACCAGTTCCAAATATCCTGAGACTCTCACCTCGTTCAACTTGGTTTTTAAATGCTCTGATCACAGTACTGTGTTCTCCGTAGTCTGCCTCTCTTGGACCATATACGTTATAAAAGTACATTAAGTGATATTGCAAATTAAAACTTCTCTGATAAAAATTCAATGTTTCCTCACACATAGCTTTTCCAAAGGTGTAAGGGTTTGAGTATGCATCGCTAAAAATATTACTTGATGATGTTGCAAAATATAATGGACAATTATACCTCAAAGCATACTCGCAGACAACCACTGTTGGGTTTATATTATTTAAAATAGACTCTGCAGGATTCTCAAATGACATCCTGATTCGAGGTGTATTAGCTAAATGAACAATGGCGTCACATGGTGGTATAATGGCAGTACACACATCTTCGAATATATAATGAACATTCGGTTTGTGTGTAACAAACTTACCATTTCTTTGATCATCTATGACTGTGATTTCGTAACTTGCTTCTGCAAATAACTCAACTAAATGGCTTCCAATAAAACCACAACCACCAGTAACAACAATATGCATATCTATTTCGGTCTATAAAATATATGCGTATCAATCTTAGCTGTAATTTTCATTCGGTCTGCCCAAGTTGGATTCACATAATCTGCATGATAAAAAAGTGCACCATCTGTTAGATCCATTTTTGATTCCATCGCATAAAGTGACAACATATAAATGGCTTGGTATTTTTTAGTATTATTGACAGTATCTGGTTTACCGTCGCAATACCAAGAGAATTGACAGCGATGTCTATAAGGATATCGCTTTCCATCTTTTTTTGATACATAATGTGGTGCTTCATAAACTACTTCACAAACTGTATTTGGAAATTCTTCGGCTTCCACTCGGTTCATAGTTACATCTGCAACAGCCAACATTCCAGCAGTAGACTCGTTTCGAGCCTCATGGTATATATTTTGTGCCAAACAAGCAACTTGCGGTTCAACATCCATACCTGTATGCGTTTCAATATCAGCAATAGGGTTTGTAGCCAGTGCGATAAGTATCGCACCGAATGTGTCTAGAAAATTCATAAACAGTCTCCTTTTCTAAAAATGAGGACTTCTGTTGCTAGGCGTCCTCTGACCCCGAGTGACTATGCAGCTAGTGCGTAATCCTCAAATGCAAAGTTATCGTTTGCGTTTGATTTAGTTCTTACGATTTCTACCAAATCCATACGGATAGTTAGAGGTTGCTTGCACACCTGTTCTCCACTTATCTAATCAATACCAGTCGATCCTAATTCACCCCCATGAAAAAAACTTTTAATGGTGGTGGAGGTGGTGGGAATTGCACCCACGTCCTGCATACCTTTTGATTCGCTTCAACGAACTCCTTATTTATACCTTAAATTGTATAATTAGTCAAGAAGTCTTTTAGACCTTCTTCAGATTCATCTATCTTTTCTAGACAAATCTCCTGTATATCATACACTTCTTTTGCCAAAAAGTCAAGTTTTTTACTGATCAATGCATTTGGAAAATCCGATAGAGTATGCTCTGGACGACCAGATAAGATATAACTGGGTGTTCCAAGGATTCTCGCGAGGGAAGAAGCAGAACCATCATAACTAATCATTAGTTCTGTTTCCTGTAATGTTTTAATTGCTTCTAATATTGGTGTGTCGTAGTCTACAAACTTCACATTATCAAACTGGTTGTATAAAGGTTTCCAATTATTGTTGGTTGGGTCTTTCCATACCTTGTGATGTGCTTGTTCATAATCTTTGAATTGTACTTTATTGTTCTCTGTTGTGACGAATGTTACATAACCGCCACCGCCCTTCCATCTATGTTTCTGATCACAAAGACGATAGTTGTGGAATTTATGGTATGGCAAGTTGCTATGTTTATAAGGTAGGTTGTGTCCGTATTTTATTTTGAGTTGGACATCCTCAGTTTTCATAATGTCAAAAATCGTTTGAAGTCTAAACTCTAATTCTTCGCTGTCCTCTTTTTCATAGATATCCTTGACTCCTTTCTCGTTTTGGAAACACCAAAGAAGCAAAACATTTTCGCCAGTTTTCTCTGCAAGATTATTAATGTAAGAGCAAGGAGAAGTCATGTCGCCATATCCTGGACGAGCCTTCCATTCAACGCAAATCAAAATCTGTCCCTAACATGTGGTCGACTTTAGCTTCACTATCATTACTCCAAACGAGGACTTCAGGATTATCGTACAAGAAGTCGCAAGATTTACAATAGTCTGGATAATCTCCTGTTCTATGACCTTCACGAAGTTTCTCGTATTCTTCGCCGTACCATATGTCTACAAGACTCGTTTCGTCTGCATGACCTAATACTGATTTGGCTTCATTGGGTTGACCCATCGTCTGGCAACAAGGTGTAACACCACCACGCCTTCCATTATTACCGCCAGAACGAATTGTAATCTCATTACTGAATGGTCTACCACAAGTTCGTTTCGTTTCGGATTCTCTTCCATATGCTGGATCGTAGTTACCACTCCAGTTGTGCATTTTCCAAATATAACCAGTAATCCCCATTTTGTTTACAACATTATCTTGATAAAGTTTTGATTCTTCTTCTAATTTGTCATTATCTAGTATTAGATGATAAGTAGAAACCTTACAATCGCTTCCAACTTCTGCAATATAATCTTTTGCTTCTTGAATACGACCCATTAGATCGTCAAAACTATGTCCTCTTTTATTTTTCATCCAGTGGCTGTATGTATCATTATCATAGCCAATACAACTGTAACGAATAAATTTAAGTCCAGCCAGTATGGATTTTTGCAGGAGATCTCCTGTAAGTTTACTTCCATTGGTATAAATGAAACTGTCAAACCCATAATCAGTGCAAAGCTGAATATACTTGTATAGGTCTTTAGCCATTGATGGTTCGCCTGAACCTTCGAGATTAATAATTGGTTTTCCGTTAAGTTGTTTTAGAATATTCTCGAAAAGGTCGAGTGGCATTTTACCAGTCCAATCTTTTCCTCGACCAACTGTTTGTGGACACATATCGCATTTGAAGTTACAACCACCGAATACTTCGATGACTGCTCGACCCATCTCAGGTAATGTATTTGATTTCGTATTTTGTGAGGATTGACTCATCATATATCTCAAAAAATGGCAGAAGCATATAGGCTCTAAGTTTAGATTCTATACTTCCGTCAGTTGTTATGTTCAACGGTGTGCTTCCTAGAGAAGATACAGTTTCACCATTGATGCTTATAAAATATTTATTTAAAATTTTAAGTAACCTTTCGCAAGATTCTTGACAGTGCTCATTGTTCTTACTAGATTCAAACAGACAGTGAGGTATTATTGTGCCTTTCTCAGCGACCCAGTTTAGAAAATAATCTGCTTGTAAGGTCTCTTTCGCCCATTTATCGAACCAATCTTTTTGCATAAATAATTTTTTGAATGAAACTCGTTTACCACCAGTGTTGAATGTAAGAAACTCGATTCTATCATCTTCGGAACAAAACATCTTCAATACTTTTTGTCTACCACCTCCAGGATGAATTACCCACCTTTCATTTGATTCTCTAGGAAACCAAAAAAGACCCATTGGGTATTTAAAACCCACAGTAAAATAAACTCGAGTCAACCAAGCCAGTTTTAGTGGGATTTCAAAATGTTCTGGAAAGTCTTTTGTATTACAACCCACGAGTTTATCTGAATGATCTTGATTTGCATAATTAGCAAACCAATATTGAAAAGAGGTGATTAATTGTTCAACATTGCAATCGAAAGAAACTTCTTTAACTGCAAAATCTGCAAGACCCCATTTTTCAGATGGATCTTTAAACTTTAGCCAGTCTTCCCATGTAAAATTTGGAAGTGTTCGTAAGCTATTTAGAGACATTCTCGCTTTCCCAAATATCTCTCGCATTAAGTAATAACTCTACATAGTTATCACGCTTTTCTACAAACACTTGTGGTTCGTCTCCTTCAACTGCAATCATAATAACACTCTGATCAATCGGGATATCTGTTCTTTCTTCATACATTATAGCATATGCTGCAGCCTGTGCAAAGTAATTATCAATCCATTCTTTACGTTTTGGTTTCGCTGCAGTTTTAAAATCAATGATTGACAGCTTTCCATTATACTCGGCGATACAGTCAACACGACCAGCCAAGCGTAAATGGTCACTGTATAGTGCAACCTCTTGACCATGAATATTATCTATACGATCTAAAAGCGGTCTAAATTTGTTGAACATCTCCTTATCAAGTAGAGACATATTTGATGTATCAATCTCTTTATTGTTTAGGATATCTTCACACAACAAGTGTATCTTAGTACCACGAGTTGATGCTTTTCTACTTACCTTATTGGCTTCCTCGTTCCCAACACGCTGTCTCCATTCCATAATGGCTTGACGCGATAAGACGCTGAGTACTGTTGTGACGGAAGGGTATGCCTCGCCAGAAGCAGTATAGTAACGTCTACTGCCATCTGGTGAGGTCTTACTGTTTGCAAAATCTGCAAGTTCTTTAACGTGTTTGAACATTGATACTCCTTGAGCAATCTTTTATTATACTACAATGGAGTAAAAAGTCAAGCGTTTTATGTCGTGTATTGTGCCTCGTATTGTTCTCTTGCGAGGATATATTCTTTTACAATATCACTTCTAACGATGTCTTCAGGTGTAAATTCAAACGCCCTAAATGAAGGCATCATGTCAGCAATTACCATAAACTTCTTGAGACCTGACATATCG